AAGCTGAGGATTTAATAAACATCCTAAGGGATGGAGCATTAAGGGGGTTAAGTCTTCTAAGAGATAGAAAGGCAATAGACTTTATTAATGGCGCATAATTTTAAAACATTCCCTGAATTGACTAATAATCAAATGGATTTGTATTATTGGGAAAGTCCTCATAAACAAATAACAGAAGATTTTGAAGCAGTAGTCACTAAAGTAGTTGATGGAGATACAATAAGAGTTAAAGCAGAATTTAGAGATTTTGATTTTCCAGTAAGAATGTTAAATATAGATACTCCTGAAAAAGATGAAGATGGCGCAAAAGAGGGAAAAGACTGGTTATCTGAAAGGATATTAAATGAGGGTGTGCAAATAAAAATAAATATAAAACAAAGAGTTGGCAAGTATGGAAGATTATTAGGTAAAATAATCCATGGTGGAGTTGATATGGGAGAACAATCTATTGTAATGGGACATGCAAGAAGATTTGATAATAAAGATGAAGCAAAAATTCCTGATATAAATAAAATGTTTGGGGGAATATAATGGCATTAGAATTTGGATTTATAGAAAGTAAGGATAACCAATTAAATGTAGTTGGACCACAATTTGAACAAGATGCGACAAGCACAAAAATAGTTTCATTTGAATCAACATCCACAGGTATAGAAACAGCATATACAGTAACTACAGGAAAGACATTTTTTTTAACAAAAGTTTTATTGGCAAATACTTCCGTTGGAGTAGACTATAATGTAGCATTATATATAAATGATAATTTAATACATGTAGAACTACAAGCAAGAAACTCTACAAAACAAATAGATTTTGCAACACCTGTTCCTGTATTATCAGGACAAATAATTGAGGTAAGAACAAACCATTCAGGGAGTGTAAGTAACTTTATAGGAATAGAACAATAATGCCATTAACAGATATAGGAAACGCAGAAGCAAGTGATTTAACAAACACTATGACAGATTATTCTGTAGATAGTGAAAGCACTGATGGACCTGAAGACCAAGATGAAACTACTTATGAGAATACGGAGTTTACTCAGTATTTTGGATATTATAAACAGATACCTGAATTAAGAAGTGTAATAGATGCAAAAGCAACATGGACTGTAGGTAAAGGATTTTTAGCAGATGAAGTAACAACCCTAATATTAGATAGTATTAGAGGATGGGGTAAAGATACATTTAATACAATTATTGAAAATGCAGTAAGAACATCATTAATAGGTGGAGATGCATTTTTGGAAATAATAACTGATGAAGATGATAATCTACTTAATTTAAAACCATTAGACCCTGCAAGTATAAGAATAGTTGCAAATAGACAGGGAATAATAAAGAGGTATGAACAAATATCAAAAGTTAAGAATTCTAAAGATAAGAAATTTCAACCTGAAGAAATATTTCATATAGCAAGAAATAGAGTAGCTGATGAAATTCATGGAGTAAGTATGATTGAAAGTTTAGTAAATATAATTCTTATGAGGAATGAAGCTATGGATGATTTCAAAAGAGTAATGCATAGGAATATTGACCCAGTATGGATATTTCATTTAGATACAGATGATACTGGAAAGATTGAGGGATTTAAAGCAAAGATGGATAGTGCAAGAGGAAAGGGAGAAAATATGTATATTCCTAAAGATGCAGTAGTACCTGAACAAATGGGAACAGCTGCAAATTCAACTTTAAATCCATTACCATGGATTCAAGATTTAAATAAATATTTTTATGAAGCAGCAGGAGTTCCTAAAATCGTCGTCGGTAATGCCGAGGAATTCACAGAAGCAGCTGCAAAGATTGCATATTTAGCATTCCAACAAACTATTGAAGAAGAACAATTATATTTAGAAGAACAAATTTTAAATCAATTAAATTTAGAAATAAAATTAGAATTCCCTGCAAGTTTAGATAATGAATTATTAAGTAATAAACCAAGAGAAGATGAAATAACTCTTGAAGAAAAAGAGGGACCATTAACAGCAGCAGAACCAAATGATACAACAGCAGAACTGGAGGGAGTGAGATAATGAAGTGTTATGCAAGGGACTTAATAGCAGCATTAGTATTAGTATTATTATTCTATACAAAATTGGCAGGATATAATGGAACAATTGATGCAATGATTGCGTTAGTAATTGGTTACTATTTTAGTAAACGCGTTTATGAGGAGAGCAAGAAATAATGGGATTTTTTAGTGGATTAAAAAGCATCTATAAAAAGATAGACAGAAAGGTAGGTGGATATCTACCAGGTGGACAAACACCATCTCAGGTAAAACAAAGTAAAAGTAAAAGTTCTAGTGGAAGCAATTTAAGATTAAAGGGAACAACTACCACATATACTTCAGGTAGTAAAAGTAAAAGCAAAAGTAAAAGAAGAAAAGAACCAAGAAGAGATGATACTATTTATTTAGGTGGAAAAACACCATCAACGAGTAAAAAAATAGATACAAGTATTTCAGGACAATTAGAAAGATTAAGGAGTGGAGAAAGTTTTAAAGGACCACTACAACCAATAATTCAACAATTAGGAGACCCTGCAAGTGCAACATCTAATGTGATAAGTACATTATCATTACTAACAGGAGTTGGAGCAATAACAAAAGGAGCAAAAGGACTTTTAAATTTAGTAAAAGGTGGAGCAAATGTAGGAGCAAAGACAGGATTAAAAGGAACATTAACAAAAGGTTTATATGGAACATTTGCAGGAAAACCTGCAAAAGTAGCATTCACTGATAAAACATATGGATTTGCAGGAAAGATTCCAAAGCCAAGTAAAGTCAGTAAATTATTTGAAGCAGGAGATAAATTTAGAAAAGCAAAAATAACTTCTGCAACAAGATTTGCATCGAATTCAAAAACAAAAAGATTAGGTTCAAGTGTATTAGCAAAGTCAGGATTTAGTGGAAAAGCAATTATAGGAATTGGAGCAGCATTTGGAACAATACCATGGGCAGTTCATAATAGAGGAGATGCAATAGAAAGTTTAACTTTTGGTATGGATAGAGCAGTAGAACAAGGAGACCTTGAGGGATATAAAGAACAATTAGCAGCATTTCAAGAAATGACAAGTCCAGGATTATGGGCAAATATGGAATTATTAGTCCCAGGATTAAATGTAGTTCTATCTACAATAGACAAAGCAAGAGCATCAAAATTATCAGTAGAAAGTTTAACAAGAGATATGGAAAGAATTCAAAAAGGAGAACCAAGTCAATTTCAAAAAGACCAATTAGAAACAGCAGGGGAAAAGAATAGATTATTTGAAGAAAGTCAAGCAAGACAAAGAGAAGCATTTGCAGAAAGTAGAGAGGGAGAAAGAGAAAAAGATTTAGAATTGGCAAAAGAAAAATCAAGAATATTCTTAGAGGGAGATGCAGAATTAAGAAAAAGAGAATTGCAAAGAAGAATAGAAGATAGTGAATTCTATAAACAAGCAACACAAGGAAGAACTACAAGTGAAAAATCATCATTAACATTTGGATTGTTAAGCACAATAGAAAAAGTATTACAAGAAATAACTGAGGAAGATGTAAGGGGGTAAATAATAATGGAAACAAATTTAAACGAAAGAGTAGAAATTGATGAACCTGAAGTTGAATCTGAAGAAAAGAGAATTGATTCTATAGAAAATGAATCAACTCATGAAACACTAAGAGCAATAGATAGAGCAAATGCAGCAGCAGAAAGATTAGAATTAGCAAATAAAAAAAGAGAAGAACTTCTCAACAGACAAGAAGAAATGTTGGTAAAAGCAACATTTGGGGGAAAAGCAGAGGGTGGATTGAAAGCAAGAGAAAGAACTGAAGAAGAATTTGCTAAAGATTTCTTAGATGGAAAAGAAGACGTATTCTTAACCAGTAGTATATAATGGATTTGATTGTAAAGACCTGTAATGTATGTAATGAATTAAAGAAATTCTTAAGAGGAACTCCAAGAGATGAAAGAAATGTGTGTGGGAATTGTTGGGATTGGGAAAAAGAACCCAGTTTTGTAGAATTAACAGACGCACAAATGAATAAACTCAAAGAAATATTAAAGGAAAAGTTATAGAAACATTTATATAATATTCTGTGTTCTGTAATTCATGGCAAACGAAGCAGTTATAATTGAATTAATGGGACAACCTAAAGGAAGACCAGTAAGATTCACTGTAGCAGATGGCGCAGGTATTGAAAAAGGAACTTTATGTAAAATAACAGACCCAAGAACAGCAGCCGCAACAAGTGCAGACAATGACGCTTATGCAGGAATTGCAAATGCAGAAAAAGTTGCAAGTGATGGTTCAACAAGTTTAGGATTATGGACATGTGGAATATTTGATATTAAAGCAAGTGCAGCAGTAACTGCAGGAGAAAAAGTAAGTATTTCTGGAGCAAATACAGTTACAAAAGTTGCAGCAGCAGACACTTTATTTTCAGATGTTGGAGTTGCGTTAGAAACAGCGTCGACAAATGAAGTAATAGCAATAGCATGCGGGATATATAACTAATGGCAGATACAGTAGGAATGGCTGATATTAGAGGACTTAATGTAAGTAAAGTTGTAACTGGGTTTGCATTAAGAGAATACGTATTCAAACAATTATGTATTGTTCAAAGTGTTAGTTCATGGCAAGACAGATATTATCAAGAAACAGCAACAGATTTAACTGGTGGAACTGGAAGCGCAGTTGAGGGAGTTCCAAGATTAGCAAACTTCCCACATGGAGAAGTAAGTTGGACTCAACAAAATTCTTATATGAAGAAACATGGAATGGAGAGCAGAATTTCATGGGAAGATGCAAAGACAAATGATGTTGATACAATTGCAAGAAGTCTATTAAGAATTGCAAGAGCAGTAGCAAAATCAGTAGATGCAGAAATTTGGGATGTAATAACAGAAAGTCAAAGTCCATCTAATATTAATTCAGTAACATCAACAGCAGCATGGGATGCAGGAAGTGGACAAGACCCAGTTGAAGATATTCTTGAAGCAAAACAAAAAATTAGCGAGAACGACTATAACCCTGACAGAGATACGTTCTTATTACTAAGCCCTAAGGACTACAAAAGTCTTTTGACATGGCTTATTTCTACTAAGGGAAGTAGTATTCCACAGTTCAGCTCTGAAAAGGTAAGAAACGGACGAATCGGAGAGTTCTTAGGGCTGACAGTGTTAGTAAGTAATAATGTTACAGCAGATTTTGCAGCAGTTGTAATTGGTAAAGAAGCAGCAACATGGAAAGCAGTTCAAGGATTAACAACAAGGACTATTGAAGATGCAGGTATTGGATTTACAATAAGGAGTTGGGAAGTTGGAGCATGTCAATTAAAGAATCCAAAAGCAGTCACATTGATTTCTAATACTCAATCATAAAATGACTAAAGAAACTATATTAAAATTAAAAGAACTATTTGAAAAACAAGGTAACACTGAACAAGTTGAAATGTTATCAAAGTTATTGGGTAATGACTCTAAAGAATCTAAAAAGACTTCTGAAAAAGCTGTTAAAAAAGCTTAAATAGAATTTAACCCTCAATATAAGATGGTTAAAGATAAAAAAACAAAAAGTATTATTAATAAATTTACAAATGTAAAGACACCAAAGAAAACAACTGTTGGAAAATTTGGTGGGGATAATATATTTATGACTGATTATTCAGGTGTAGATAATTCTCTCCCAACGACGACGAAAGGTGACATTCTAGTTGATAACGGAAGTAATCTAATAAGATTAGGTGTAGGAAGTGATGACGAAGTTTTAACAGCAGATAGTGGTGAAGACAGTGGAATAAAATGGGCAGCAGGTGGTGGTGGAAGCAGTGAATGGACAGATACAGGGACAGTATTACACCCAACAGATTCTAGTGGAACAGTTGACAGCGTTGTTGTTGGGGGAACTACAACAGCTAATTCTGATATTGCATTGTATGTAACAGGTAAAGCAGTTTTTAATGAGCAAGGTTCAGATGTAGATTTTAGGGTAGAAAGTAACAATAATGAAAACGCGTTCTTTATTGAGGGTGGAAATGGTAGAGTTGGAATAAATACAGCATCACCCGTATCAGATTTACATATAATAAATGACGGCTCTAGTTGTATTACTACAATGTCAAGTTATAGGGCAGGGGCGAATCATGTTAAACTAGATGCCTATGCTTATAGGGGAAGTTTAGCAAGTCCTGCATCAATAAATCATGGCGATGCAATATGGGAAATGAGAGGATTGGGCTATGATGGTGGAACAGAACAAAATAGTGCGAGAATATTATTTACAGCAGATGCAACACCAAGTAGTGCAACTCCTGGTAGAATAAGTTTTCAAACGGCTTCTAGCACAAGTTTAGTTACACGAATGAGAATTACTAAAGACGGCTATGTTGGAATAAACACGACAAGTCCAATAACTCATTTAGATATAGAGGGTGGTGTAGCATTAAAAGTAGACACCGTAACAGATAATGGAAGTGATACCCACACAGTTGCTATTGATGAAAGAGTTTTATTAGTAAATCAACAGAGTATGATGGGTGGAGTAACAACTGTGGCATTACCTGCAGCATCAGGACAAACTGGAAGAGTATTAACTATAAAAAATATTAGTGCGGCAGGTGGAGTTGTAACAATTGACGGAAATTCAAGTGAAACAATAGATGGAGATACAACAGTTTCATTAACATCAGGAACTCAATTTATAACTATAATATGTGATGGAAGCAACTGGCACATAATAGGAGAGAGTGCTTAAAATGATGTGTAAAACATGTGGAGATAGACCCGATTTGGAATACGATGAGGGTAGAGGTAACGAAGAAGATGGTTATACATGTTGGGCATGTGTTGAAAAGGGGGAATAAGATATAATGGCAGAAATTGGAAGAAGACCATACGCAAGAAAAATAAGGAAAAAAACAACTACTACTTCAAGAACTAAAAGAAAACCAAGAAGCAGAAGACTAAGATAGACCCTCTCGTTTCCCTTTAGGGAAACTACGGGTAAAAATATTGATAAGTCATAAACGATTTTAATATGAGGAGAGAGCATCTGGAAGCGAGATTAATCAAGTTATTAATGGAACATAGAAAACTGGAAAAAAGTATAGAGTTATTAAAACCTAAAATTGAAAGTTACGCCCAAGAATATTATCACATGACAGGCGAAAAATTTGTATATAAAGATAATAGTAGAAATCCTAGTTATTAAATGTGTGTGTCCTGTAGTATCTATATAGTAGTTAGAAAGGTTTATATATGTGTGTGTTCTGTATATATTAAGGTATAAGGGGATTGAGATTCTTTAATGCAATAATAGAAAGTCACTCTCTTTTTCTAACTCCCTTATACCCCTAAATTAATGTAAGGAGGAATGTGCGAGAAAATGATAAGTAATGTAACAGAAACGGAATTTGTGGATAGATTTGTAGAAATGGACAGAAAAGAAAATTTTTCATATCATGGCAGATTAGCCCTGTTTAACTATTTCGAAGAACTAGAGGAAGACATGGGCGAGAATATAGAATTCGATTGTATAGCGATATGCTGCGAGTATAGCGAATATGAAGATTTAAAAGAGTTTCATAAGGTATACGATAAAGAAGATTATCCTGATATGGAAACAATAAGAGACCATACCCAAGTTATAGAAATATTCGAAGATTCTGAAAGCTTTATCATTGCAAATTTTTAAAATGGAAATTAACACAAAAATAATTGAAATCGAAGAAAAGGTTGCTAAGAACGGACGAAGATATCACCGAGTTAAAACTAATGAGGGATGGCTGAGTGTGTTTGAAAAAGATATTGTTGAAAGCTTAAGGGACTATGTCGGCGGCATGTGTAATATTGCCGTAGCAGAACGAGGCGATTTCAAGAACATAATAGGTTTAGTTGACCAAGGCATAAGAGTTGATAACAAAGTTGAACAAATCAAACAGGAAGAACAACCCAAGCCAAAGCAAAGCCAAAACGACGACAAGCCAAGCTTTTATGTAAGCTATGCGAAAGATTTAGTCATAGCAGGCAAAACAGCTGAAGAATCTATTGAAATTGTTAAGAAGCTAAGAGAAGCTTTTAGTTCATGATTAATAAACTAATATGGCTGCTAAATGAAATAAAACGCAGGCATAGAAATGTTTATTTAGATTGGACTAAGCCAACAAGCAAGACACACAGCTTAAGGCAGGCAAGCAAGCTATCAAGCTAAACAGACAAGCAAGCTAATTAGTTATTTGTTTTTTTTTTATGTTTTCAACCATCAAAACATTTAATTAGTTTGCTTACCTTAAAACACTTAGAGTGTTTTAAACATGCTTACGCATCAC